CAACCAAACTCTATTAAGTATTCTCCTATTTGTTTGCGTGAGCCTAAGTTAAAGTCTTGTAGCTTACGTCTAGTAAAAGGAGTAGTGTCGTTTGTTTCTAGTCTTTCTTCAAACTCTTCAGGAGTTAATCCTTGTTTAGATAAAGTCCCATCCTTTTTAAGTTTAGGTTTAACTTCTTTAATATCTATGAGTTTAGGTGTAAATACTTTATGCACTTCATCTTCTGCCTGTTGCATCTTTTGTCGCAAGTCAGCAAGTAATAGTTCTGCTTTTTTTATATCAAACTTAAAACCTTTATCTTCCTGCTGTTTCATTATTTGTGCAATCGTTTGTTCTAGGTTAACAGAGTCTTTAGTAAATCCTCTACCTTCGTTTCTTAAATGGTGGAATAGAACTGTATTTAATTGTACATCACGAGTACAATACTTTAACATTAGAGGAGAATAGTTTTCGTAATCATCAAACTCAATTTTCTGAAATCCTAATCTATGTCCCCACTTATCTAAACTGTGTCCACCTTCACGAACAGGATTAAATAATCTTGACATAACTAAAGTATCAACAACAGGTTTGTAAGAAAGATCAACACCACCAAACTTCTTAATCATTGGTATATCAAAACCAATAATGTTATGACCAATTAATCTATCTGCTGTGGCTAAAAACTCATAACCTTCCTGTAATCTTTCAGGTGGAAACTTAAACAGTTCATTAGTGTCAGGGTCTTGAGCCACTATACAATGTATCTTTGTAGCTTTAAGATCGTCTGTCTCTATGTCAAATACTAAGTCCATCATAATTCCAGTTCATCAGTAGAATCGTCTTCATAGTCTTCCTTTGCCAGTTCACGTAATCTACCTGTTTCTCTTTCATAAAGTAATCTTCCTGCTAATCCGACATCCCCTGTATACCTAGATTTAAGTACCCTTAAACGAGTTGTATTAGCTTCATCTATATCTTCTGCTTGTTGATTTCTTTCTAATGCTATTACACAATCAGATAGCTGTGCTATACTTTGTGATCCTCTCAAGTGAGATAGACTAACTTCAATACCATTCTCGTGTCCTCTATTACCATCTACTCTGCGTAAGTGTGATACCAGTATAAGACCTGCTCCAGTTTCTTCAACTATACTTCTCAACCTGGTCATTATATTATCTATAGATCTCCTTTCATCGCCTTCAGAGATAGCAGAAACAAGCATGTGTAAGTGATCTACTACTACCCACTTACAGTCACATGCAATAATCATAAATCTAATCTTGTTAAAGATTTCATCAATACTATTAGTGCCAAAGTGAGCATGAATCCATACTCGGTTTTCATTCTCGCCATCATACAAGATGTCAAAGAAGTTATCAATTTCTTCAGGGGTAAATTGTTCCCTGACTTGATCAATGTAAAGTCTTGCATTTGCTTCAATAGATAAGATACCATCAACAGTTCTTCTCCAATCTTCTTCTAGTGCTATAATACCTACATTATCTGTAGTCTCTTTGATAAGCCAATGTTCTAACTCACGAGTTACTGAAGACTTGCCAAGTCCTGTGCCACCAGTCAAGGTTACTAACTCGCCTTGCCTAAGTCCATATAGTTTCTCGTTAAGTTCCTTCCAGGGATATAGAACACTCTCCTTTTTCTCTCTATCAAAGAAGTCTACTTTAGATTCAGATACATTTATAACTCCACTAGGAGTATAAACTTTAGAAGACCACCATGCTTCAATAAACTCTTTATGTTTGTTCTGTCGAAGCATATCATTAGCATCTTTGTACCCATTAGGCAGAGACATTATCTTTGCCTTGCTAGGTTGAAAGAGCATAGCTACTTTCTTAGCTGCCTCGATACCTTGTTTATCGTTATCAAAACAAATGACTACATTATTAAAGCTCTCAAGAAATTCTAAACTTTCTTTAACATCTTTGACTGCTCCACTTGCTCCTCTTTTTATTGAGACTGATGCCCATTTACTTCCCATTAATTCATAAGAAGCCATCGCATCACACTCTCCTTCTGTTAAGGTAATAGATTTACCACCAGATTGAAATAGCTGTTCGCCAAATAATCCTGTTCCAATAAAACTACCACTAACTGAAAAGTTTTTATCACGAACATACCTGGTTTTAGTAGCTGATAGTTCATGTCTATTATAGTATGGATAGTGATGTTGTACTATATCTCCATTGGAGGATAGTACTGATTTAACTCCATACTTTCTTGCAGTAGCTTCTGATATTCTCCTATCAGTTAAAGCTACATAATCTCCACCATGTAGATTTGTAGTCTCTGTTTCTTTTTCTGTCACAGTATCTCCTTCTAGTGCTTTATTATAATTCAAGAAGTACGTTTCACAACTGAAACATTTAGCTGATCCATCTTCATTTAAAGAAACTGGATCACTACCACCACATTTTGGACATGATAATTTATGTTTTACAAATGTCATATTCTAACCCTCGTTTGTGTGACTACCTACCTATTAACCTTTAGGAACTCCAGATTTAGCCCATGCAAGGAGTAGGCTTTACAGTAGCCACACTTTTCGACAAGAGAAGTTTCCTTCTCGGCACACATCTATTCTGAATCTTCTGACTCAGTATTAGATTCTTCTTCCCCATTTACAGGGGTAGGTTCTTTACTCTCGTTGTAGATAGCTTTAATTAAATTTTCATAGTGCAATTTACTTGCCCTGTATTCTTCCAAATCTAAACTAGCATTTATTTCTTTGTTTATCACTCGTACAAGTCTTCCGAATATAGGCTTTGCTTTTTCTGGTAGATCATCTACAGATATTTTCACACCATCAATCGTGATAGAAGGTTTCTGTTCTACAGTTTCTTCTGTCATAACTCGTCCTCGTCAACATCGAGAGCATCTAACTCATTGCCATCTGCTCCTGTGTATTCCACAAGTTCAACAACCTGGACAGCTTGAAGATCAAGTCCTTTGAAATCTCCGAACTGATTAGATGTTTCCCATTCTCTATATTGAACTCTAACTTTAGAGCCATTACCGACTGCTACATCGAGAGGCTCTTTATTAGAGTCAATTAGTTTAGGTGTCGCATTAGGCGTTCCATCTTTACGACTCACTTTACGTTTGATCATAATAGCCTTACCATCTTCTGTGTCTTTAACACGAAAGCCACGACTACCAAAGTCATTCGCAACATTATCATCTACTATCAAAGTTATTTGATACTCTGGAGTAAATGTTGTGTTGGGCGTTTTAATGCTTGCCCACATAGCAGTACCTTCAATTACAGGCATATGTTTTCTCCTTTATTATTTGAAGTTAAAAAATCGTAGGGTTTTACTGAGTCATTAGACCCTAAACTAATACCATTAGAAACAGTACACAATGACCCTGTGAGGTGTATCATGAGGGCTAGATGTATCATTGTGTGACTCCATGAGTTTTAAAATAAGTGTCCATCTTATGTGGAGCAAGGTAAGGCATAAAGATATAATCTTTAAACATCTTTAAAGTTTCTTCATCTATAAACTCTAAAGTGACCCACCTCTCTCCTGTATGCTCAACTGTATAGGCGAGCTTTAACTCATACATTTCTTTATAAACATCTGTGTCGTTGCACATTCTTTTATACTGCAACATATCTAAAATTATTTTTTTCAATCTCATACTATTATTATACCATACTTTATTAAATTACACCATACCTTTAATGATATATATGCCAAACGATTGTGCTAAATAAATAGATAACAAACCCTACTATTAGTATTGGCTCTCTAAATTTTAACCAACCGATCAAACATAATATCATAACTGTTATATCTAAACTTAATACTCCTATATGATTAAGATTAGATATTGTATCTCTTACCACTTCTCTTTAAACTCCCTTCTACCTACATACTTACCATCTTCATACTTGTAAATAGGTTTAGCAATCACAAAAGGATTACTTCTTTTACCTACCCATTTAAAATGAAAACAAGCCATGATAGGTGTCACATTAGATGCCCAATTATTTATTGCGAAATCATTATCATCACAATATCTAATGATAGCTTCCTCACTATCTGCTGATAGGTAATGATAATTACGTTCTTTATCTATTACCTTTGCAAAATAATTCATTTAGGTCTTCTTAAAAATTTATCTATTAATGTTCTTTTAGTAGCTCTCTTTCTTTTCCAGGTTGTATTGCCTGTTTTTTTATTTAAAAATTGTATATCCTCATTATTATATTTTGTTTCTCTCACACCATTATTATAATGAATATACTTAATACCTTTAGACCACTTCTCTACTTCTTGTAGTAGCCTTTGTCTTTCTACCATATCTGCAAACTCAGTCATCCTCTACTCCATAAAACACATCTTCACATCTATAGAAAGCACTCTCTAACTTTCTTTGTGCTTTCCTAACTTCATCTAAAGCATCTTCCATTTCACTTTCTAAGCCATACTCCTCTGCCATAGTAAGTAAGTCTACTTCTATTTCAGTAATAGGATTAGAAAGATACTTAGCTTTCTTGGTTATACTTCTTGCTTGTTCTATTATCATAACTTCCACTCCCATTTGAATAGTTTACACCTATCTTCCTTGCCCTCTATACATTGGTTTACCATTTTTCATATAATCTTAAAGTTGTTGTGTTTCACATCAGTTAGGCATATCCTTTTAAAAGAACTTCTCCATGACGTTCATATCCACTTGAACCTGTGCTATGTTCACTTATGCTATCAAGATGCTGTTCTAAAAAATAATTAGTCGTATCATAATCTTCATCTTCTGGTCTGTATTCTAGAACTCTAACAAATAAAGTTTTATCTTCTATTTTATTTAAAGCATCTATTAGTTCTTGTACTATCATTTTCCTTGCCCTCTGTATGCAGGTCTTCCGTTGCCTCGCACTTTTTGATTTCTTTTTTTGTGTTTGTTTTTAACTCTAGTGTTCCGTGAGTTTCCGATTGAGGTATGTTTATACCTATGTCTACTTTCATCTCTTACTATCTCCCTTAATCCTCTAGCTCTTCTCATTTTTAAATCCTATACCTTTATTGTCTCACAGACTGTTAATCCTTGTCAAGTAAATCTTCATCTTGAATTACATCATGCTCTATGAACTCGCCATAGCCTGTCCTTTCTTGTGTATCTAATACATTGTTAAAATCTTCTAAGTTTTTTATTCTATCTTTCATATTTATTTCCTTTATAAGTTTTATGAATATATAAATATATTAATATATATTATAAGTTATATTTATAATACTTATTATATCTTATATATACATTATATTATACCACAGCTAAAGATAAAAAGCGACAACTATTTTTATGTAGCTATCTCCCTTTATCTTCGGCTATCTTCTGCTATTATCCTTCATATTGTGGGTGGTTTTCCCACATCAAATCATAGACTGTCTGAAACAACTCACTCTCTGACATAAGATTTACTCTGCATGAAAAATAATAATACTCTTTTGAAGTTATCAAGTAATCAATCTTGTCAATCCTGGACATACTATAAACTTCTTCAGCTATTCTTTCCATAATCTCGTCATTGTATTGATTGCTCATGTTGTCTCCTCTGTTTCAAATTCCCAACCTAATTTAAGGCAAAGTTTCTTATATGTTTCTTTACCACCCTCACTCATTCTGTCGTAATCCCAACCTAAATCATCTACTAAGTCTTTGATTTCTTCACTCATGTTGTCTCCTCTGGAATTGAATACTCTCTACTCTTCTGCCAATTTCCACAAGAAGAACAATAAGCATCATCAACTCCTTTATCATATTCTATATAGCCTACTATTTCACACTTGTTACAAGTTACTTTACTCATTAGCTCTCTCCTCTATTAATTATAACAGCCATTGGTTTCTTTTTAAAGTCTCCTCTCCCTGCCTTCTGTAATAGATACCAACCTAAAGGAATACTTACTGGTGCAAGTATAAACATACCTACTAAACCCCACGAGAAATCCCTGTAACCAAATGCTAATAACATATAGTCTATTGTTCCTGCAAATAGAAACATCAGACCAACAAACATAACACTTGCTTCTCTTATCATTTCTTTCATATTTTCCTTACATTTTAACAGTATTTAAAGGCAACTGTTATTAACCTAGTGTGGATTACTCTATGTAGCTGCTCTAACTTGGGATTATTTTTTACCAACTTCTTCTACACTTGAATCAATCCACTTAACTAACTCCAATCAGTCCAATAATAAATATCACTATCTCCACTCAACAGTAAATCCTAAATCTTCAAGCCAAGATGTTATCTCGCTTTTGATATTGTCTGCATTTACAGTATCGCCATGAGTTTCGTTCCAACTACCACTCATTCTATCTTCATCACAAGATAGGTTTATATTTAGTTTAAATTCTGCCATTACTTTTCTCCTCCTTCCATTATTTCATCACCTAAACCTTCTTCATTAATACTTACAGCCAACCAATCTTCGAGATTGTCTTTAATATCTTCTATAGCAAGTTCCTTTGCTTCCTCTATAGAACAACCTTCTGCCCAAAGTGTATAATCTTCCATAGTTATATCGACTTGAACTTCTGTAAATTTCTTACTCATTACTTTTCTCCTCCTTCCATTATTTCATCACCTAAACTTTCTTTATCAATACTTACAATTAAATGACCTTCGATATTGTTTGTAAGACTTTCTACAGCTCCCCTTTTTGCTTCCTCTATAGAAGCATCTAATACCCAACATGTAAAATCTACAGTTATATTGACTTGAACTTCTGTATATTTCTTACTCATATTGCCCTCTCTTCTAAATCTTTAACATCTAAAAAGTCCACTAATCCGTCTGCAATATCAGAACAATCGTAATCTTTTACATCATAAGTAATTACTCTGCCTTCTTTATCTGTTAAAGGATTTCCTTCATCATCTAATCTATAGAAAGTTATATTCCAAACTGCTATATTATTATATTTCATAACTTTTTCCTCACATTTTAACAGTATTTAAAGGTAACTGTTATTAACCTATCAATAAGTATACACTTATTAAATTCTTTGTCAAGTGATAGTAACTAGGCTTCTCTGTATCTACCCTATCCAATAGAGTTATTGCTTCCATTGATAGAGCAGGGAGAGTTACTTTGCAATAACAAATTTCACTCCTTCCTTATTCCACAGAACACGAGTATTAGTCGTGCTTCGAGAGGACTTATAGTCTTGGTTGCCCCTCTTCCTAGCTACCACACTCAACAAGCATATTACTATGCTTATTAAATTCTGTCAAGCTGTATTCACATACCATATTTAATTGCTATTCTCAATACATGAATTAAATCCATGTCTAAAAAGTCTTGATACTCTTGCTTACTTTCAGACCAATACTTATGGTCTCTATACATATCACAAGGTATTTTTCTATTATTAATAGCTTTTTGTAGTTCTAATACTTCTTTTATTTTCATATTGCCCTCGCTTCTATTTCTAAATTAAATTCTGATAGACCAACATTATCTGCTACAAAATTAATAGCTTCTTGTTTATCTTCACAATCGCATATCTCAACTCTAATAATTACTTCATAACTTTTCATACTGCCCTCTCTTTTTTATTAATTAATTGCTATAACAAATCCGTTTGTATCTTTCTTTGCTTTTCCTTTTGCCTTGAGTCCCACGATAACTCCCTTATCATCTAAAAATCTTAAGTCGTCTTTGTCTCCATCTATTACCCTTGTATTCTTATAAGATACTGGTAATTCATTCTTAAATACTACTGCAACATTCATACCCTTGTCAAGTGCAGTCTTAAAGTAATTCGCATACTTTGGATTGGCTTCGCTATAACTCCAGGTTAAATGATAGTTTTTAAACTTACTCACTTTCCTTGTAGGTATCTTAGTATAATCATAGAATTGTATCTGTGAAAATTCCTCAAATATATTCTTACCATTATCTAGCTCTATGGTTTCCCATTGTATATCACTAGTTCCATTCAACCTCACACAAGGTTTTACACCTAGTCTATCAGCTTTTCTAATTAATGCTTCTACATCTTTTACAATCAGTCGCATAAATTCTGCTCTATCCTCTAAGAATAGATTAGTTTTTCTCTTTCTAGCTTCTAGAATATTGTTAGTAGTCTCGCCTTTTCTGATAATACCTGCTCTACCTGATGTATTTAAACAGCCCTCTTTACACTTCGCTATGTCTTGATATGGACATATCCTAGTATTGCGTGGCTCTATATACATAATACCAGTTAGATATTCTCCACCTTTATCACTCTTGATAGTCTTAGAATTGTTTCCTATTCCTAATAATTCCATATTACCCTCACATTTCGTGACAGGATTCAAATTGTTCTTCTGCATACGCAACACATTCTCCACACAAATAGCCCTCTATCCTATCGCTATTAATATCTTCTTGCCTATCTGCTGTAATACGATTAACAAACAATCCACTTCCAAAAGATGTATCACGCATACATTCAACACATTTATTTCCTATGCCTAATAATTTCATAATACCTCACTTAGTCTCTAAATCTATCCATTGCATCTTCACAATGGGCTACATAAATTTCACCTTCAAGGTCTCTCACATATTGTTGCCAATTAGTTGTGCTATTATCGTCTGACACAAATTTACTTAGTAAAACTTTTCCATAAGTCTTTGCTACTAAATCTAATAGAATATGTATATCTCTATTTTCTTTTTGTTCTAAACTAATTTCTACAAATTCGTCTAGAACTTCTTGAAAAGTCCTATCGTCTTTTTTTTCTATCCACATATTAAGTCCTCACTTATTTATTAAACAAAATGCTAGTTTTGAAAAGGAACTAGCAAAACCTTACAGTCTATCATTTATTTACTACTTAAATCTGCTTTTATTTAAGTCCTCAACCTACTTTAATAGGTATCATCTAATTTGTCAGGTCATATTTTAAAATCACAGTCAAGTCAATTAGAAAACCTCGCCTTATCTAGTTAGTTTATTTTTAAGAACTATTTTAAAAACTAACAAAGCTCTTAACTTATAGAATTTAAAAGGCATTGTTTATAGCTCGTTTGATACGCATGTCCAACATTATGCGTAGAGTACAGGTATAATTTTAATAGGATTACCTCTTCTTATTCCTAACCTTTTAAATTCCATTTTATACTAATTTTCAATTCTCATCTACTCTTTTAGTATGTCAGTATTATATCAAAGTTTTTACACCTTGTAAATACTTTTTATAAATTCTTTTGCAAGAACTTATAAGAAGTATAGCCAGATTTTAAAGTTCTGGCTAAACTTATTAACTCCAATTGTTAGCAACTTTAAGAAAAGGATTAACTCCGAACCTAGCCCTATGAGTAATTACACAAGCATATTGATATGCTGTAATTCCTTTTTTATCTTCTCTTCTAGCTCTAACTTTATCTTGAAAATTTGGTATCTTGTTTTTACCTCGATACCTTTTATTTTTAGATGGAATATTTTCTTTTTGATATACAAATTTTGGTTCATGTATCATTAAGTCTTTATTCCATACTAATTCCAATTTTCTCATTAGTATTTACTCCTGTAAGTTTTTTGCTTAATTGCATAATCTTCTTACAATGCATACAGTAAACTAATTAAAAATAAATACAAGAAAAAAAATGAAAATAAATAAAATAAA